TTTCTAACGCAGACTCTCCTACACCAACATTATAATTGCCAGAAGTATTGTCATATAAAGCAGAGTTGCCAACGCCGGTATTGCTTGCGCCAGTAGAATTTTGCGCTACGGCAAAACTACCAATGGCAGTATTACCGTCGCCGCTTGTGTTAACAGTTAATGCAATGTTACCTATTGCTGTATTATTAGCTCCAGACACGTTGCTGTCTAACGCAGTATTACCCAACGCCACGTTGTGTGTGCCTGTCGGATAGTTACCATCCAGCTTGATTGTGCCGCCGTCTACACTTAGATTCCCGGTGATTGTCGTATCAGCTGCGTTAATAGTTACAGCAGTAGACGCATCAATATCTACTGTCGGAGCTACAATTTCAATTTCGGTATCAGCATCAATATCTAGCTGTCCATCCGCAGATGAACTAATTTTCAACGCGGTATCACGGAACTGAAGCTCGTCTGTCGTGGTCATCTGCAGTGCAGTACCACCTGATGTATTACCGTTAGCAAGAACTTCAGCTAATGTGTCGAAACTACCTACTTGGCTATCTACATATGCCTTAATAGATTGCTGTGTGGCTAACGCTGTATCGCTATCAGAAGCCATATTATCTTCGTCAAGGATAACAGTTACAGTAGAGCCTGTGCCAAGCTGCAAAGACTGAATGTTAGTAATTGCTTCTAGTACATTTGTCCCATCACAGAACAAAAACATTGTGCGCCCATTAGGTACTGCGATCCCCGTACCTGCAGCTGTTTTGAGTGTGATAGACTGCCCTGAAGCATTTTTAGCTATATAGACTTTAGACAACGTGGGACAGATAACTGTACCTGCACCAGTAAGTGCCGCACCCGTATCGGTAAACTCTAACATCATAGAGCGTGATTCTGCGGCTGCGCCGTTTGCGGTGGTAAGTGTATGTGAATTAGCAGTCCAAGAGTCTATGACTGACCGACCCGCTACCGCTTCTTCAACTAAAGAAGTGATACTATCGTTTACGGTATCGCCCCAAGTACCACTTAGTTCCCCTTGAACAGGGAGAGCTAATTTAAGTATCGGTGTGTATTGTGTTGTCATTTATAAGCCCTCATGCAGCGATATCTTGCCAATTCGGAGTCTGCGTTGTTGAAATACTACCCCAAGTTGGTGTTTGTGCGCCAGAAATATTTTGCCAATTTGGGTTTTGGTTGTCATCGACCTCTCCCCAAACATGAACTTGCCCTAAGTTTCCTACAGCTGCTACCCCAGTAACTACTACATCTGCATTTGCAGACGCAACCACATTACCTACTACTACTGAACTAGCCACTCCAGTTACAGAAATTGTAACCCCAAATGCTATAGAAACAGTACCTATAGCTCCAGTAGAGACGACTCCAGTTGGAGACACATTAGCGGCGCCCGTAACAGTTGCGCTGCCTAGAGCTGTTATTGCGCTTACCCCTGAAGGGTAGATGTTTGCATCGGCTACAACATTAACCGAACCAACTCCACCAGTAGTTTGTAATCCTGATGGGTATACATTTGCTTCACCTACAACAGTAGTAGTACCTACTGCACCTGTTGCCGCGTTTCCAGTAACTGCGACATCTGCGTCAGCAGTAACCGTTACACTACCAAGTCCTGTAGTCGCTTCAAGCCCCGAAGGTTGAACAGTTGCAGCGCCGCTGACAGAAACAGTTCCTAAAGCGCCTGTGGCTTCTACGCCTGTAGGCGATACATTTGCCTCTGCAACTACACTTACAGTGCCTACAGCACCCGTAGCCTGAACGCCATCAACTTCTACAACAATAAGGTCGGTACCCCAAGAGCCTTGGCCCCAAGCGGTAGAACCCCACCCTATGTATGTAGTTGATGACGCCATTTATTCATCCTATGCAAGCCTAATAATTGCGTTAGAGGCATCTGCTGTTGGGAACTGAATAGTAAAATCACCAGCGGTAGATGTTTTATCCGCGCCAAAATAAAGCACTGCTACTGCAGGGTGTCCCCCTCCAGATTTGTAGATAAGCGCTCCACGAGCAGTAATTGTTGCAGAACTCCAAGTGGTATCAGCAAAATCTAAAAACGCAGTAGTACCAGATGTAGTAGGCGCCACGACAGTTAGAGTATTACCCCCCGCTGTGTACCCCGTACCCGATACTTCATTAGTTACTGAATACGCTGTTGTTGTTGCATCTATTGTTGCGCTAGATGTATACAACGCGATTTTGAATGTCTGTACTGTATCGCTACTAAAATCCATCTCACCATCGAGAAGTGCTTGTTTAAACGACGTACACATTGCCTGAGTGATTGCCATAATTTATCTCCTAACTTACTGGATTACGAACTTGTCCTGACCGATACGCATCTTCTCGAAGCTTACCATCGCCAAGATTTTTAAGTAGGCCAATAGCTTGTACGTAAAACTTACCGTACTCCGCTATTACATCTGCTTCACCCTTCATAAATCGAATAGCTTCTACTAGCGCGCCATTCAGAAGAGCAGAATCAAATTCGTCTCCAAGCCAAGTAGTGCCCGCTGTTACAATAGATTCTGGGTAATATCCGTAATGCAGTTCAGTTGTATAAGCAGCATTGGGAGTAGGCCCAAGGATGAATGTATTATCATCAAAATAAGCGTAATGTTGCGGTAGCCCCGTAGCAGATGGGTCTGGGTAAGCTTCTCTAATAAAGTTAACGTCTTTGTTTATAAGAAAGCTGTAAGTACCGCTACCGTCTATTACCGCTAGAGAATACGACCACAGAAAATCCGACGGGGTACCTAGATAGTTATTCCCAATAGTAGAAGTTCCTGTCACATTTTTTCTAAGTGCGGGTATTTGAACAGTATTATATATTTTCTGTTCAGCCTGTTCAGTGAACATGGCGAGCTGATCCGCTGTGAAAGTTGTTTCACATATGTCTTGAATATTTGTTGTCAGCTCTGCGTAGTTCATATCTTAAGCCATAGGTCCACGAGCGTACAAACCTTTAGTAGCTGCGCCGGTACCACGCACCTTTACTTTACCGCCACTACTGTACTTTTTAGCTAGTTTTGGGCTCATTTTCTTTTGTACCTTTTCTGGTAACTTAGAAAAACCTGTCATGTTTCTGTTCATTTTGTAACTCCTACTAAGTTATTACCGTAACTGTACCTATAAATCCAGTGCTAACAACAGGACGTACTGGGTTAATTTGCGCTCTACTTTGAGCATACTGCGTGTAATCTGGACGAGGATTACGGATAGCTTGAGGATCGTCCACGGGAAATTCACCTAAACTCAACTGCGGTTGGTCAGGATTCCAACATTCAGGGCACGCCATTATATTGCTATTACGGCCTTTTACTATAAGATCACGCAACTCGCGGAGTTTGTACTGCCATCCACAAACGTCGCATATCCCTAGTGCGTTCCTGCCTGAAGCAAACCTTGCCATATTTACACCCTATTTACTGAGGGAACGAACCTAAATGGTGTTTTCTCTCGGTCTTCTCCTGCAGCTAATACAAATTGTGCTTCATACTCAGCCTTAAGCATTTCCACTCTTGGCGCTAATTCTGGCACCTTCATAGCAATATGATACGCTAGCCCTGCTACAAGACATGGGAGGAACCTAAAGTTCATATCCGCAGTTTGTACTCCGCTACCAGCATCTTGGATTCGGCGAAGTCTATAGTATTTGAACACATAGTCATTAGAATCAGGTACAGGCCAAATATTAATTCTAGGCGCATTAACCAATCGTTCGATCCAAACCTGTATAGGTCTACCTTGAGATAACTTGTTTGGGATAGACGCGTAAGTACTAACACTAATACGAGTTATGGTAAGATCAGATTGTGTGGCTGCATTGCCCGCGCCGGTGCGGATTACCTGTTCTAGAAGATCAATAGTATCATCAGGCAGTGAGTACTGCCCCGTACCTGCAACTAGGTTTATGACTCCTTCATCTATAGTCCATAGATTAATACCACGATTCTGCCACTCAATAGTCATAAGGTTCATAGACCTACGAGCAGTACGAAGATCATAGCCAGAACGAAGCTCGCGGCCCGCACGTTCCCATGCTTCTTCCGCAATCTCCGTAAAGTCCATATTAAAATCTGTGGTACCTGAAGTCGCCATGGGTTAACCCTTTGCTAGAACAGCTTTCGCTTTAGCTACTAAAGATGTTTTTGTTTTTCTACGATCAAGCTCTACACCGTGGTTACGCATCATAGCTTCAAGCTCTAATTTAGTCATATTTTCAATGTTTTCAGTTACCTGTTCCGGCATTTTCTT